GATACGGCGGCAGTGCCAGTTATGGTTTCATCACCAACGGCAGACGTTGCTTCTACGCCTGATGGGGATGCAATAGCCCCGCCTGTTGCGGTTTCATCTCCTAGAGTAGATGTTCCTTCTACGCCTGATGGGGATGCCGTCGCCGCGCCAGCCACCGTTTCATTGCCGACAGAAGCTGTTGCCTCTAAACCAGACAGAGGTAAACTGACAGAAGTAGAAGCTGTTTCGTTGCCAACTGAGGCGGTGCCAGATACACCTGTGACAGATACGTTTGCCGTACCAACAACAGACTCTTCACCAAGACCGCTTGTAGTAGCAGTGCCGGTCACCCCTAAAACGGCAGTGCCGGAGATAACCATAGAGCCTGCGTTTGCTACGCCCTGATTACCTGTAGGCGCGGCTACCGCTCCCCCGGTCACGCTCTCTGCGCCAAGACCAGAAGAAGCAGAAACACCTGTCGCGGATGCAGTAGCGCCAGCGGCGACTGTTTCATTGCCAACAGAAGTTGTACCCGCAACACCGGTTGCGGAAACGGTTACATCCGAAACTATGTCTGAAAAGGCGGTGAAGGAAAACGGGCCGTGACCAAACATGGTCTAGCCCAATGCGATTGCTAGTGCGGTTGCGTCGTCAGTCGAGGCGGCTCCCGCTGTGATGCCTAAGTTGGCGGGGGTGATTTTTTTCATAGTGCCGCCGTCATCGACAAGAACAAAGTCAGCATCAGATGAGCTAGTTGTCGTAGTCGGGGTGTCAGAGTTGCCTGTCGTCAGGACCGTGCCGGTGACATCAGGCAGAGTAATCGTGCGATCAGCCGTTGGATCTACAACCGTTAGAGTTGTTTCGTGGGCATCCGCAGTCGCGCCTTCAAACTTTAAACTGACTCCGTTGAGCCTTAAAGCTCTATTGTTAATAACTGTATCGCCATAACCTTGAAGAGTTATGCGGTTCTGTGCAGTAGTACCACCAGTTGTTACACCAAGAAGCAGCCCACCATCTTCTGTGCCATCAGTGTTATCAAGCAATTTGCCTTCTATTCTGGCATATTCAATACTTTGATCAGCGTCATTCTCACCTTTGAATTTAATTCCTCCCAGAACGTCATTGTCGGCTGGAGATGAACTGTTACGAGTCAAAGTTAAAAGCGGCCCAGTAGCACTACCAGCATCTGTTGATGTAATCGTAACAACGTCACTGCTGTCCTTGATAACAACTTCGCCGGTTGCGTCGGGCAGGGTGATGGTGCGATCAGCGGTTGGGTCAGTTACATTAAAAGTAGTTTCGTGAGAGTTGGCACTGCTGCCCTCAAACTGAATGTGCGGGTTAGAGTGTATAGAGTTGCTTTTTAAATACAGCTGTCCAGTAATTGTTGTTGTGCCAAAAGCGTGTGTCATATGCTCTAAAGAAGAACCGCCAACATTCGTAAAATAGCGAATATAGGCGTCTTCAGTGCCGTCGGTGACATCAGCAACTTCGCCGCGAATAGAGGAGTATTCGTGACGATCACCGGCGCTGTTATTGCCAGTGAAGAGAAGCGCACCTAAATCATCAAAGTCTGCGGGGCTTGCACTGTTACGGTATAGGTGTAGAGACGGGCCAACACCAGAGCCAGCATCTGTGGAAACAATGTCTGCGCCATCGGCTGTCGTCTCCAGTTTCTTGGCGTTGTCGTGGTACAGTTCGACTGCGCCGTCATCGATAAACTTAGCAAGCGTTTCTCCAGAACCTTCAATGTTTAAGGTTCCTGCAACTGCCAAATGACCGTCTGTGCCATCCCAGTGCAGAGAAATATCATCCCCAGCACCGAAAGCAAGTTTTGCGTTGTCCGCAAACTCTAGCGTGTCTTCTGACTTGTCCCACATGACGGTGTAGTTGTCGCCTAAAAACAAAGTATCTCGATAAAGGCGAACTTCACCACCACCAATTCGCAAAAAGGTATTATTTAGACTTCCAGCGTCAGGTGCCTGAAGGTTTAAATAACCGTCTTCCGTCCCATCAGAAGCATCTGCAATTTGCGAAGAAATCTTGGCATAGTTTATAATCTCATTCGCATCGTTGCGACCTCTGAAGAGGATAGTCCCCAAAGTGTCATTATCTGCGGGAGAAGAACTTACCCTGTTCAAGATTAGCTGCGGGTCTTCAGAAGAATCATCATCACTCTGTTGGAGTGTGACATCACCTGTAAACGTGCCACCAGCTAGTGGCATAGCTGCTATGTCAGACAGCACTTCCGACGCAGAACGACCTTCGATATCAGTGCCATTTACTCGTAAGAAGTCATCGTCTGCAACGCCAGATGTGAACTTCGGGATGTTTGTGTTAGATATGCCGGTGTCCAGTACCGCTGCTGTACCAAGGCCGAGGCTGGTTCTGGCCGTCGCGCCAGACTCTGCTACAAAGTTACTGCCGTCACCTACGATGAAGTTGCCATTAGTGACTGCGAGGCCAGCCACATCCTGAAGCTGTGCGTCGAGTCTGGCGTTGGGAACTGTGCCGCTACCTAATTCAGAAGCGTTTAGAGATGTAAGACTTGCGCCGCTACCATCCGTAAGTTGCACTGTGCCGGTGGCGTCAGGCAAGGTTATCGTGCGGTCAGCGGTTGGGTCTGCAACGGTCAGAATAGTTTCGTGAGCGTCGGAAGTGCTGCCTTCAAACGTGATGGTTTTGTCAGGATAAATGAACAGACCAACACTGGATATTGCCGCAATATCGCTGTTGTTAATTCTAAATGCAGTTGTAGACCCACTGGCTGAATTCAAAAATGTTCTGCCAGCCGCACTTTGCAAAAGTGCATAGGTACCCGTACCATTTTGGTCAACGTGACTAAATCCAGCGTAGTCACTAAAGCCCATATTACCTATATGTGCGCGGCCAATCTCAGCAGATGCGTCTGTGTCGATTGCGCCATCAGACAGAACAACTTGTCCTGTGGCGTCGGGTAATGTGATGGTGCGGTCAGCGGTTGGGTCGGTGACGGTTAGTGTGGTTTCGTTGGCGTTAGCGGTTGCGCCTTCAAATAGTAAATTTACTCCGGTATCAAGTCTTACATTTGCATTACTAAAAGACGTGTTTGAATTGCCTTTCATAGTAATTCTAGCGAGTGATGAACCGTCTTGTGCTACTTGAAGGATAAGATTACCGTCTTCAGTGCCATCAGTGTTGTCGGATATTTTTGTAAGAATTGCACCGTATGTAACACTTTCTCCAGCGTCATTATCACCAAGGAATTTTATTTTCCCAAGAACGTCGCTGTCTGCTGGGCTGCTGCTGTCGCGATTTAAGATTAAAAGCGGACCTTCTGACGATCCTGAATCGGTATCTGTTAGCGTTACATCACCCTCAATGTGACCATCCGCATTTAAAAACACCGCCTTCTCTGCTGGCTGCGTACAGAAAATACTGCGTGTACCCGCCGACCAATTGACGGCGTTATCACTATTACTAGATTGCAGGATGGTTGTACGCGCAAGGGTAGTGCCGCTGGACGCATATGTCCCAACGCCCACCTCAAAGTCTGTGCCGTCTGTACAGCAATAATAAGTGGTGTTTGTATTGCCAATAGTGGCAAATGACTCAAAACCAGTAACGGCACCGGCCAAAGTATATGTGCCAGTGCCGGTAGTGGTGGTCGTTTCTTTTACGCGATCAGCGAGTACAAGGGCCATAACACCCCACTATGCGATACGGATAATCGCGTTTGATGCGTCTGCCGTTGGGAACTGAACAGTAAAAGTTCCTGACGTAGAGGTCTTGTCGCTGCTGAAATCCAACACACAAACCGCAGGATTTGTCAGGCTGGAGCCGCTTTCATCGTTCGCACTGGGAGTGGAGTTGTAGATCAACGCCCCTCTGGCAGTAATGGTTGCACTCGTAAACGCCACATCAGCAAAGTCTGTGAGAGCGGTAGTGCTGCTAGTGCTAGGAGCAACGCCTGTCAAACTGCCGCCACCAGAGCTATAAGTGCCGCTATTACTTACTTCATTACTGCTGGTAAATGCAGTGGTGCCTGCGCCAATGCTTGTAGAGGATGTGTACAAAGCCAGCTTGAAAGTATCTGCTGAGTTTGTTCCGAATCTATGAACGCCTAACAAAAGCTCTTTTTTGAAAGACGTACACATTGCTTGAGTTGGGGCCATCATATACTCCTGATCATTTTAGCCACATCTGAGTGACCATTGTTTTCCAACACTGCGGAAATAGTAGCACGTTCCTCCCTACGCGCCAAATTAACGTACTCCAGTAGAACATTTGTCATATTAGAGCGGAAGGCTATTGCCTGCTCTCTTATTTCAGGAGGAGCGTTATCAGATACATACATGATCTTGTCCAAGGCAAGAGACACTATCTGATCTGTTGAAAGGCCACCATTGCTGGAGGTAATTACGTTCACCTTCGGCGGGGCCATTTGTATTCCTTGCATTGTCATACCTATGTCCTTTGTTTCTCTGGCAGACCTCTGCGATAAGCATCACTATTTTCTCTAGCTTCGCCAAGATCTTTTATCCTAGTCATGGCCTCAACAAATTGTTTTTCATACAGTTGAAGCATGTCTGGCTCACCCTTCATGTATATGTATGCTTCATACAAAGACCCATATAACAAAGCATTCGGCGCGTTGGTACTTAGCCATGTCGTACCACTGTCCGCCCCGGCTGTCAGTGAATTTGGACGATAATAGTAATGCAAGTCACACGTGTAATCGCTGTTTGGCGTTGGCCCTAAGATAAGGTTGTCCACATCGAACATTGCATAATATCGAGGAACACCGGTGGTGGCCGGGTTGGGGTTGAACTCCTCTACGAAATTAGCCGTCTTATGCAATAGAAACTCTTTTGACGAGCTATTTGTAATCGACAAAGAAAACGCTGCCAAAAAATCTGTGGGTAACGCTAAAAACCGATTCCCCGAGGTAGTCGTAGCGGACACGTTTTTCCGAAAAACCTCTAAATCAGCAAGCTTGAATATGCGATCTTCAGCAGTTCGTATGAAAGTTGGAAGATTCGTAACGAAGGAAGTCTCTGTATTTTCAGTATAATCCTGCAAAGCTGTTTTTAATTGTGCATAAGTGAAGGTCATTTCAACTACCTATAACAACAGTAACATCTCCAACAGAGGTTACCGCCTCAAGAGTGCTTGCTGGAAGATAATCCTTTGTAGGAAAACCAACCGGGTTAAAACCATGCTGCACGGCCCTTTGATTGTCTAGGTCTTGTTCAGGCCGGGCATCTTTCAAAGCTTGTGCATCCGAAACCGAGCGAAAGGGGCCCAGTTGAGGGTGTTTAACCTCAAACTCGTCCTTGCCTACTAAAAGACCGTTCCATTCCCTCCGCATATCTTTATACCGATAACGCAAACCAGATCGGTCTGAAATACCGTAGGCATATTTACCAGAAGCAAACTTAGACATTAGTTTACCCTAAAATACTGATAGTTTGGAACCACGTTATAAGAAGCTCGATCACGATCTTCAGTCATGGCTCGTTCAAACTCTTCTTCGTAAACCGCCTTCAAAAGCTGAATCCGGTCGGGAGCTCTCTTCATAGAGATGTAGTAAGCAAGGCCCGCAGCAAGACACGGGTAGAACCGGAAAGGAACTTCCATCGTGTTAATCGCTGAATCCGCGTCATCCATACGTGTTAAAGCGTTATAGTAAATGACATCCGTGCTGTTCTCCGGAGTCGGCCACACTTTTAGCGAGGGTGTAATCTGACGGTCCAAGAAGAACTGCGAAGGGCGTCCTTCCGTGCTTTTTGTCGGGATGCTTTGATAAGCGTCTCGACTAATTCGTTCTAGCGCAAAGTCTGTGCTACTACGGCGGACAACAGCGGACAAAATGTCAATCACATCAGTTCCCAACGAATACGCAGAAGTGCCATCCGTAACAGTTTGTGTGCGTTCTACGATAGTCCATTGATTCAAGCCGCGGTTAGACCATTCGGCCAACATTAAATTCAACGACCGCCGCGCTGTTTTTAGGTCGTAACCAGTACGGACTTCGAGCCCACACCTCTCGAAAGCCTCTTCGATGTAATCAGATACATCTAACTCAAAATCCGTGCTTCCCGAAGTTGCCATTATTTTTTCTCCGCGTACAGATTATCAAAAATCTGATTTACGTCCATGGTATAGTCTAAATCCGATTTTGAATAGTGTATGTGTTGAGATGGTAAGAAATCTGGGGGCCCTTCGCCAGTTTCAAACCATGCAGGATGCGTTACACGCACCCGATTATTAGGCAGAGCAACGATATTGCCCGTGTAGGACCCGGCATCCAAAAGCTCTAAAACGTGGCTTTGCTTGTGCTGTGCGGGGTCATCCGCAACCTCACTTTCGGTATAGTCCACGGTAAAATAGTATTTAGCCGGATAAAACTCAGACCCTATCTTAGCAATCCACGGGCAAGGGTGAGCTCGGTCTAAACGATAAACTGCGTGTGTATGGGACATACAGTCCCAAGGTTGAGCCAAATGGACGGGCATAGGTTCCGGCCATTCTTCAAGAGGCGTGTCTCCAACAAGGGCGGTTATGGGCATTCTTGCCCACATCGCGCCCCCATGGACGTTGGGTTGATCGGTTCCGTCAGCTTCACAGCCAGTGAATATCATTTGAAAGCTCAAACAACGGCTAGGCATGGTCGTCACCGCAATAGCCATGGCGTGAATAAATTCACCATGATAATTCAGATGATTACAAGTGTACTCCTTCCGCACCCAACATTTGAAGTGCGGAATGTTGCTCTGAAGATAAGGCAAGTTACTTTACCTTACCGCCTTTGGCATAACCCTTCTTCTTCATCATGCCGCCACCGGCCATTTTTGCGACCTTGCCGCCTTTGGCATAGCCCTTCTTCTTCATGCCAACAGCCCCGCCCTTGGCGTAGCCCTTCTTCTTCATCATACCGCCGCCAGCCATTTTAGCGACCTTGCCGCCCTTAGCCATGCCTTTAGCTTTCATGTTGCCCCCAACAAGACTCGCTGCGTACTCATCCATGGTCATGTATTCTTTAGCCATTTTACGCTCCTACGCTTGACTTACTGAACCTTTAGTTCTTTTCCTGCGGTCAGGCATTACTGCCCCACACCCCCGGGCGACCGCTGTCCCGGCTACTTTTTTGCCCCTGAACGGCCTTTTGGCTTTCGTTTCGTAGCCGACCGCCCCGCCGTTTTTGAGGTTGGTGACTTTCGCTCGCTTGGTGTTTGCGACGACGGTTTTGCCTTTGGCCCCTGCTCTTTTCTTCTTACGAGCTGTCGTAGCGCGTTCAGCCTTTGAGAGACTATTCGCTTTAGCTCTTGGAAGACAACGATCAGGGTTTTTCTTATCTTTTGAAGTACCACACTTACCTTTGATAGAACCATCACTGCCTATCCTTACCCAATCTTGTTTTACCCATTCTTTAAGCTGGCCCATTACTTGCCCTTTGATTTTTTGGCGTAGTTGGGATCCTTACAATATTTTGATGCGGCCATGTTCGCATAGGCCGACGGATATGTATCAAACGTCCTCTTAGCCCATGCCTTTCCTTTCGGACAAATCTTGCCACCACTTTTTACCTTTCCGCCTTTTTTCATGCGAACAACATTGTTTTTCCCCGTTTTACGAACAGGGCAAGCACCAGATCCAAGATTCACTACACTTCCCATTAGAACACCTTTTGAGCAATGGCCGCTGCAACGATCAGACCAGCAATACCCCACAGCCGTCTATCGAGCTTGTCCAGTTGACTTTGAATATCCGAATACCGGCGATTACATTCGGCTTCGTGCTTTTCAAGTAGTTTAAGAACGTCTTCCGCTTTCATGTCAGCACTTCCACCGTCTACGAGCCGCGCAAATGCGCTTTTTAGGCGTTTTTTTGCAGTTGATGTTATGCATCTTCATCTGCCCTTTGGAGCGGCTACAGTAAGATGCACGACGCTTAGCGTCTTTAGAGCCCTTTTTAACCTTACCGGTAACGGCGGTTTTAAGCTTAGAACCGGGGTTTTTTCTTCGATAAGCCGCTACCCCAGCTTTAGTCATTCCCGCCCCACTGGCCGTGGAGCGGAAATTTTTCTTGTTGCGGGCAGGCATTTTAGCCTTACGCGCAGCCATGCCGCACCTAGTTAAAGAAGAACGTCACAGCAGTAATGTTGGTCAAAGTAGCAACATAGATGTCACTAACTTTAATACCTTCTGCCGGAATGTTCACTGAGTGCGTGTCAGATGCGTTGAAGTCTAGGTCCAGTACGGTAGAACCCCCGTTGCCGTCGGAAACGGTTAACCGAGGGGTTCCTGAAGCCGTCTTCAACTGTACCTGACGAATACGAGCGGGGCCAACACCGAGCGAGCCCGTGCCGGTAATCCGTTTCGTTCTTACGTCAGAGCCTGCCATAGCTTACCCCTCTTTCTTTTTCACAGCCTTCTTTACGGTCTTTTTAACAGGCTTCTTGCCGCCGTTGAGCTTACCCATGATAAGCCTCTTACGATACAGCAGCAGAGAAAGGAGTCGCTTCAGAGCCGGTTGCTGCACCGCGAAGGACAACGGAGAACACATTTGACGCTACGTCTTGAATCTCCGCCGTGGCACCAAGAAGACCGCCCGTAGTCGTACCATTCATAGTAATGGTGTCGCTTGTTGCGGCGGTTTCAAAGATCGATGCAGAGTTGTCTGAGTCGTTGGCAACAATCGCCACACCAGCCATCGTGTCGTCACCATTAGCAACCTGAATGATGTAGTTGTTGGAAGTGACAGTGGTTGATACGAAGAACCTGTAGATGTTGCCAGTTCCGCTAGCCGCCGGAAGAGTAACAGTCGCACCGCTCGCTACGCCCAAGACCATTGTACGACCTGCGTTAGCCGCAGAGGTCAATGTCGCGTCAGCAGTTACAGATACAAGAGAATCCGATCCCGAAATGAAACCGGCAGTAGAGGTCACGGGACCTGAAAAAGTAGAAGAAGCCATATTATCACCCTTTGCACAAGGTTTCGCTTTGTAGTCCGTGCAATGTCAGGCGGGCATGATCCTGTCTACAAAGCTAAAGTTGCGCCCAAAAGAAGTGTATAACAAAAAAGAAAGGGCGGCAATAGTGCCGCCCTTTCGCTACGTCTTCTGTTGCAGTTCGATTATGCACCGGGTGTCCCGAAAACGCAACGCCAATCGGATACACCGAAGCTGTAACGCTCGCGAGCCTTGAAGCGCATGTTGCCGGTATCAAAGTCGCCTTCCATGGCGGTCTTGATCGGCGAGCGGTTGAACATCTTGAAGCCGTTAGGCGCATCCGTCTTGATGAAGAACGCATCCGTGTCGGTCAGGAAGTGGTTAACCACTGCACCGTCCGGAACCATACCCATGTTACGAATCGCATTGGCGTCATTATCCGCGGTTCCTACACGCAGGTTAGAGTTCATTACCCGCTCTGCAATGAATTGCAGTTCTTTCGGGATAATCAACTTCATACCACGAATAGCGATCTTGAGACCGCGCTCATCCGTAAGACCTGCAATGTCGATGAGCATTTGCTCAAGCGAGGTCTCGTTCAGATCCGCCGCGGTAGACAGCAGGTTGCGCTGGTTACCGGAAAGCGACGGGTGCGAGGATGAACACAGAGCTGCTCCATCACCGATTGCGCTAGCACCAGTGCTGAAAGCATTGTTCAGAATCGCTGCGGCTTTGATCTGCTTAGTTTGAGACATAGAGCGGGCCAGAGCCTTGGTATAACGCGAGGCCAGACGATCATAGAGATTGTCTTCAATGGCTTCCTCGGAGATCGAGAAGGCCAAAGCAATGGTCTCGTGTGTATAACGTGCAGTGAAAGTCTCCTGCGCGTCATCAAAGCTAATGGTTCCGCCTTCAGACTTAACCGGGGCAGTTCCGAAACCACCGAGCATCACCTCTTCTTCAAAGGCGCGATCAGAAGTTTCTTCGTCAAAGATTTCCGCATGCTCGTTGTCGTAACGATCATACTCAAGGCCGAAGAGTGCATTCAACCCGGGCTCTAGCTCTTTAGCTAGTTGTGCTCTTGAAATAGCCATGTCCTAGCCTCCTATATGCCGGTTGTTGCATAGGTGCCAACCGCAATGGTTGTACCTGAGTTGAAGTGACCATTCAGACGAACAATGTACTGATGACCCACTGCGGAGTAATCAGTATTAGCGTCGTCCTCATAGAGACCCACGATACGAACATCTAACGTGTTCGTGGTCGCAGCCGAACTAATGTCCAGCATGTCACTAGCTTGACCAGTGCTGGTGCTGCCACTATTCACAGAAGCCATGTCGCAGTTTGAGAAGACATCTGCAACCGCAGTAGCACGATCAGTGTTGGTGCCGTCAGCGACGACGACATAAAGCTGCATTGGGTCATCAAACACAAAAGCCTTGACCGGATGGTTCGTATCAACGCTCGCGTTGTTAGAACCCGGCCAATAGTTTTTAAACACAGTTTTACCTGTGCCTGAATCAACATACTCAACGCCGTTTAGAACACCAAGCGGAGCCACCGCTTGATCTGTTTTGTCTATAAAGCCTGTCGAAAGAGGGATCACAATACCGCCGTGATAAATCGCGTTGGTGTTGTTGGATGCGATTTCGTACTGGGTTGTGCCAGTAGA